TGAATGCCTCTGCTAGCTTCTCTTTAGCTAAGCCAACATTAGGTACACCAGTTCGTAGAGCTTCTTCTGCCGCAAGTTTATTGGCAGAACTCTGTGCAGCAGACATTAATCCACGATGAAACTGCGAGAAGTTCTGAGTTACGTTATGTGCTTCATGGACCATATAATGCATATCTTCATGTTTAAAGGGCGCATAGAAAGCTCGCCCAAACATATCTGTAAGCGCAAGAAGTTTATTTTCTAACGGTGCATTAGCCCTAAAGATACCCTGACTCATCTGGGTAAAGTATAGATCGCTCAGATTAACAGGGTCCATCTCTGCAGGAGTAGCATCTGTGACAGCTTCTAGTGCACGGTCTCTCTGTAGCGCTACGCCACCAGTACGAATTTCCTCTGGAGTACCAGCAGCCAATTTCTTAGCGTGAGCTGCCTCAGAAAGAGCTGATGGTACAATACCCTCTGCGTTAAGCTCACTATCACCAATAACTTTGGCTAACCCGTTAGCCTCTACCGGCGCTTTCAGTCCTCGCCCAATTGCTTCCATGTCGGCCTGGCGAGTTACCAGATCACCAAAAGCTTCGCCCATAGAAATGTTAGGATTAGTGAACTTAGTAATAACATTATGCACGACAGTATCTGTCATGCTCTTTACAGATTCACCGATCTTAATACTCTGCTCAGCATAGTTAGCATTAATACGTTGAAGAATCTTAGGCAACGCAAGACGAACTGCCTTATCCATTTCTGCTGCAGTCTTTACTGCATCACCAAGAACTTCACCCTTACCCGCTGTAGAGAACAAAACTAGATTAGCCTCATGTGCCAAGTCCATATTGCCACCGTGTAAAGCTGCCTGTGCATAATTAGCAGCAGCATCTAAGAATTTAGTCACATGAATATTTACCGCGTTACGTCCACGAGTGAAAAGTGCCTTCTTGACTACGCGCTCATCTAGGTTATTAAGAACATCCATAAGACTAAGCATGAGACCTTCATTTTGGTCTCCTGCAATAAACTTAACACCTTCTTGCTTAAGTGCAGCCTCAGAGAAGTTCATCGCTGCCATGACACGAGAAAACATAAGCTGGCTACGTAATTTAAGATGTGCAGATAAAGCTTTGCCAGTTAGTCCAGTAGTGTAGGTTTCTCTGTTAACCTTGTTCACCAAAGAACGGAACATATCCCCCTGCGAATATTTATTCCATCCCTTAAGATTTCGGTGAACACCTCTACCCGCTACAGCGGACGTACTCTTAGCCTTCTTAATTGGTGTAACCCAAGGATACTTCTTAAGATCTTGAGGATCTACCAGGTTCTTAATAACAGAGTCTGATAGGGTGCCCCGAACGTCACTAATAAGAGTAGGAGTAACCGCAGGAATTGGGTGTTCTAGGATACTAGTATCACCCTTAGCAGCATCCGCAATAATCTGGTCTACTGGCTTAACACCGTCCCAGACTGTAGGTGCAGGACCTTTAATACGTTCTAACTGAGCTACTTCATCAGGATTAAGGACTCGTCCAAATTCATTTACAGTCGGTGTTGCGGGTACCTTGGGACCTGTTGCTTTAAGAATTTCCTGCGAGCGCTTAAGTAAGTCTTCTGAGTCCTTAGCACCCACAGAGGCCAGTAACTTCTCCCATGCCTTATCTGGAATGAGTCCATCTTCATGGGCCTTAACTACCTCCTGTAGCGTCTTGAAATTACCCGCAACAGTTTTAGTAGAGAGTTTCGCTACACGGGCTGTGAAATCCTCAGGAGTTTTAGCTGCCTTAAGATATGCAATTTCTCTAGGAGTAAGCTTATCAGTGTGCTGTAGACCCCAGTTGATAATCTCTGCAGGGGACAACTTAGTAGTAGATTTAACCTGCTTCTGAACAGTCTCAAAAACAGTCTTAGTTGTGGTGATAGCTTTCGTAGGAGGATTCTTAACGAAGTCAAAAACACTTTCAGTAGGGGCTTTAACTACACCTAGATCTTTTAGATACTGTTCAACAGGTACAGTTTCACCCTTAACGTTAGTTAATGTAGAGCTAGCAAAATCTCCAGGTACCTTACCAGTCTGCAGCATTTCCACAGTCTGTGCATGAGTAAGACCTAAGTCTTCTCCTGCCGGAGTCTTCACGCCAACTAGCGGAAGCTTGCGTAATTTCTGAGGGTCCTTAGCAATTGCTACAGTTTCTTTATTAAGGATACGATCAATATTTGCAGCCTGCTCAGGATTTTCCTTCGCTACACGAAGCATATCTCCAACAGTATGACCACCGGCAACAGTAACTTTATAGTCAGGATTCTGTAGTAGCGCCATCTTAACTGCGCGCTTTTTAGCTAATTCCGGACTTGGTGGTTTAGGTGCTTCCACCACAGGCGCTTCTGCAGGCACCTGGGTGACCTCAGAAACGGTCTTAGGCACTCGCTCAGATACAGAGCTAGTAGTCTCTTTGAATAGTGGTGCAACTTCAAGATTCGGGTGTGCAAGTCTAGGAGTCTGCCCAACTAAATCTACAAGAGAACCAGCCTGAGCCTGATTAGCTAATGCTGCTGGGTCTACCTTCGGAGCTTCAATAAAAGGTTGGCTAGCTAAATTCTGCTGTAACTTCTCAGGAGCTTGCGCATATCCCGGAACTTTAACACCTGTAGCAGGAGCTGCTTCTGCAGCAATTTGTGCATCTAATTGCTCCGGAGTTTTAGCCCAAGAACTTACATCTGCAGCAGGTAATTTCGATAGAAGATCAGTCGCTACAGGGGCTGCTTTTTCTCCTGCTTTTAATCCCTGAACAAGTTCACCAGTTTTACCTAAGACTTTACCGATCCCGCCAGGAGTAACATAGCTAATAGGGTCAGCTACGGTATCCAACATAAGACGTCCAGCAAACTGCTGTACCTTATCAACAACACCCGTAGGCGTGTTCGTAAAAACAGAATCTGCAGGAGTAACTGTATTATTGAGTGTTGCACCTTGCCAGAAATCATGGAGAGCGTTACCAGTTAGACCCTTTGTCTTATCTGAAGATAACTGGGTGCCCATTCCTTTCGGGTTTAAATAAAACTTCCAAGCATTAGCAATGTCAGGATTGCCGGCTTGTACTGCACCAAGACCGTACAGTGGACGCTCTAGATTCTGAATTACAGTCTTGACAGGACCACTATTTATAGCACTTTTAGCCAGATTAATGACTTGGGTATTAGGGTTAAATTTTCCCCAAGGAGTCGGACTGTCAGGCCCTAGCCAATACTTCCAGTCATGCGGAACATCGGGTGTAGAAACTTCCCCGTTGGGATGATTGAACTGCTGTGCTGAGTTATTGGCGTGCATCGCCTCCAGAGCTAATGACTGCGCAGAAGGCGCGCTTACGCCTACTCCTCCGCCGTTGCGGGAAGCAAGAATATTTTGATATTCCGCGTTAAGTTGTGGTGCCATATTAACGCGGTACTGGAGGACAGCTGCCAACTGCTGCATATAGCTATTCAGCATTGACGCTGGAAGCGGTGCTTTCGCCATGGTTATTGCCCTTGATATCCGTAGCTATAACCCTGCCCATAGCTGGGCTGAGTTTGAGGTTTCATTTGGTTAAAAACCTCACTTGCAAGGCTTTGAAGTTCCCCATCAGACAACGACCGAATAGTAGGGTCGGTATTCTGATTCTTTGCAGAAATAACTTTAGAGATAAACTGTAGAGGATTCTGAATACTATTAGGGTCGACACTAAGAACTAAGTTAACTGCAGCACTAGCTTTATTAGTATCTGAACCGTACAGCTTACTTGCTATACCATAAACCTTGTCCATAGGACTAGACTGTGCATAAGCGGAATTCTGAGCAGCTGTATTCCCAGTACCATATCGAAGACCTGCAACTTCAAGCTTAGTCTGTGAATCGAGCTGATCAGACTGAGCCTTAGCCATCAAATTAGCAAGAGCCTGCTGCTGGCTAACCCAACTACTCTGGTACTGTCCAGCCAATTGCTGAGCTGCTGCAGCTTGTGCAGACTGCACCTGTAGCGCCTGATTATTAAGGCTATTAAGCGAGCTAGTAAGATTCTGCTGATTCTGCCAGCGATTCTGTGTACCAGCAGCATTAGATGCGTTGGCTTGTTCAGTATTATAAGTCTGAGCACCTTTTTGTTCTTGACTTGCAGCATTCTGAGCACCAACGTTATTAGCAGCTAAAACACTCTGCAGAAAAGCACCCTGGTCAGCATTCTGCTGTAACGTACGTGGATCTGAGGCCGCAGCCTGAATGCCAAGTTTCTGCATTAAGCCTGCAACTTCGTTATTCGCGTTAGAATAATTGTTTCCGATTTGCTGCTGACCGGTATTATACGCACCAGAAATACTGTTCTTTTCATTGTTATATGCAGTATTAATACCGCCAACTTGATTATTAATACCGCCTACTAATGCGCCGTACATAGCCTTTAATGCTGCGTCTGCCTGAGCAGACTTGGTAGTTGCCTGAGACTTCATATTGTTAATTGCCTGGTACTGTGGTGCATAAATACTTGCTACTTGACCTGCAGCATTACCAGTAAAATCAGGAGACTGCTGCCCTAAAATAGCAGCAATAATAGCGTTAGGGTCTTGAGGCTGCTGTTGCACTTCTAGTTGATTTGCTGCTTGGTTAGAAGCAGAAGGGTTACCAGCCATTTTATAGTCCGAACTGAGCTGCTCGACGCTGAATAGCGTTCTGCTTGGCATTTGTTTCAGTTAACTGCTGCTGATCCTGGAAATTACCACGATCAGTTGCAAGATTCGCAATGTAGTTAGACTTGGCAGTATCCATATCAGACTGACGACGAGCGTAGTCACCAACTAGATTAGACAAGTCTTTACCATAAACACCAGACAAATACATACCCCGAGAAGCATAATCGTTGCCTTGGTCCTCAAGACCACGAGTCTTTTGAATACCGAGGTCATTCACACGAGTAGCATAATCAGTGGTATATTGATTCTGAGCTACGCCCTGCTGTGCAATATAGTCAGTAAGAGCTTTCTTTAATGCAGCTTCCTGGCTCTGATAAGTAGAGTCTTGATTAAGCCAATCATTAATCGTCATCGGAGGAGCTGCAGGAGCTGCTGCGGGCGCAGCATAACTAGAGCCCCCCCCGCCACCTCCACCAGAAGAACTACTGCCACCACCCCCAGAGCTAACAGTTCCAGTTTTACTAACTGCCGTCTGAGTTACAGGTGCTGCAGCGTGCATTGCTGGCGCAGGAGAACCAAAAAGAGATACTGATTTTGTAGTTGGCTTATAAGGACTAGGAAGTGCAGCTACCGAATCATTACTACCACCATTAATCATTAGTACACACTCCTATTATAAGCAGCTGACGCATAATCTCCGGTCATTCCTGCTTTGAGCCGCTGTAAGATAGCATTTCTACGAGCATTAGCCATAAGGTCTCGTTGTGCATACCCAGAAGGATCTACCGCGCCAATTGTAGGCATTGGTCGACCTCCACCGTACGATTTAGCACCGGCTGCGAACGGATTAAATCCCCCTCCACCGATGTCTACGCCGTTATACATCATGGGCGTCTCCTAGTTAACAGTCTTAGGAACTTGTTCCTTCACAGCCACAACAGGTGTAAGGCTATAAACCTTAACTGGGTTTAACCAGTCTGACACTGTAAAATCTAAAATAAAGTAGACGTTTCTAAACCGAATAGATTTCATAATCTTAATGAACTTACGTACTGCACCAGGAGCTACAACCTGCTCATGGATTGAAATATCTGTCTCAGACGGTCTAGCCCATGTATTGGAAGTTACCTGAGCCCACGTAAATGCTGCCATTTGAGCCCAAGTAACAGAAAAGTTATAAATAACAGGAACTACATAACAGTTTACAGTTCCATTAAAGAAAGCGTCTGCACCCCACCAGTATAATTTCTTGAACATGTTGGGACTATTTAAATCATAAATCTTAGTTTCTAACCGTGCATGAACCCCTGCTTCAGTTCTAGCAGGATCATACCCATCTTTAAAGGTATAAGTATGAACATCCGCTACAGAGTTAGAGTTGCATACGTAAGTAGCATCGGCTCCGGCAATTGCACTATTAGGCTGATAGTAGGGTCTTGCAACCTGTGTAGCGAGTACCCATTTAGACCACGTACGTGTAAATAGATAAAATACATACAAATTACCATAATAGAAAACAAGGACTCTATTCCCTATTAAAGATACCCATATAGTTGTGGAATATGTACCAGAAGAGTTATTTACAATAGATACTCGAATATTCGTCTTATTAAATGTATAGTTAATTAGCTCGTAGAGATAATCACCATAAAATAAGTACAAGATATTCTCGTACTGGACAACGCATCTAATACCTGCTACACCGATTGTCTTAGACACAGGGTTAATAACACCCTTATTCGGTGCTGAGTCATATTGTAGAACAAACGTTGCGTTCTCTTTGAATAAATAAAGGTTGGTACTCAATGAATAAATATCAATGAGTTTTTGTCCATCTCCTTTATTTACATCAATGAAGTCAGCACCATTCCAAGTAGTACCGTCTGCAATTGCTGAGAAGAAAAGTCTTGATCCATTTGTAGTTTCTAAAGGACCTGCCGCAATCCACAATCTTTCTTTGAAGATTGAAATTGCAGAGCCTTTAGGCATTGTAGGAATAGCTGTAAATCCACCAGATGGACTCCATGAACCTCCAGGATTAGCACTTCCAGGAGGAGCAGGTAGCCACATTTTGTCTAAATATTGAACACCTGCATCAGGAGCGTAGGTATTTGTAATTAAAGTCCAAGCACCACTAGTTCTATAATATAGAGCAGAAGTAGTAGCACCTAGCAAGTATGAAGCACCAGTTAAATCTGTAAAAAATCCGATAAAGTCTACATTTTGACCCGCTACAGGGCCAGTCGTACCATCAACTGTAAATGGAGGACGAGAAATTAGAGTACCATCTACATCGAAATCAAAGTTTTGACATACTGCTAATTCCTGGTCTTTAATCGCCGTAGGGTCACTGAAGTTATTAAGACCCCCGGTAAAGGGCCCTAATTTCAGCATATTCCCTGGCATACTACATGTCCTCTTGCATCACAACAACTGTTGGATAATACCGGTCACTTCCATAGTCAGATTCAATCTCACCAAGGTCCGACTTAAGCTGAGTTCTCTTCTGAGTAACACCCTGCCAGTCATCATCTAATTCATAGGCCTGTTGCATCACGAAATTAAGAAGCGACTGGAAATAGATATCAGGTAATGATAGTGCATCTGTTAAAGCTGTAACTGTAGCAGGTTGAATAACGCAATAAAGCTTAATTGTATCTCCGCTTGCAGTTGGCGGAGGATATAGAATAACTGCATCGTCCCAGTCATACCAAAGTACAGGAGTTCCACCTTGGATAGGCTGTCCAATACCTGTCTTACTGAGAATTAATTCCTGTACTTCATTAAACTGTCGAAGCTCTAATGGAACACCATTATAAAATAACGCTTCGATACTAATAATATTCACGCCAGGAAGATTATAGGTATCCTGATTCGCTACAGACGGTGTCGTTGTAGTAGTTTTATTCCATTTCTGCTGACGGGTAAGCTCTAGTTGGCCTAGATTTACCCATCGAATGATATCTGTGTCAGTAATCTGAGCACCAGACTCATCCCCAAACTGACGCTTAACTGACGTAGCCACATCACTTACTAGTTTAGTGGCAGCCGCAATAGGCATTTAAACCACCTTACCGGTAGATGCGACCATTATGCCTATAATAGTTCTTTCCCTTAAGAATCGACATAGCCAGATCTCCATTAGCCTCTGCCTGCTCTGCCTGCTTCTTAAGCTTCATTGCTTCTCTAGCATCTTCCATAGCCTGAACTCGGCTCAGAACGTCCTTACCTCCACGAGCTTGGTCATTCATCCAAATCCATGCGATAAGATCGGCGTTAACTTCATTCTCTCGAACTTTACGAACAATATATTCAGGATGTCCCTCAGGACGATGAAGAATCGCAAATGGAAACTCTTCGTTAAACGCACGCTTATCCGGCGGAATCCATACCAAGAATAGCGTAGGTTCATAGTCATTAATTAACTCGGCGACATGCCTATGCTCTTCTGAGATAAAATGACCTACCTCAGAGTCGAGAATATAAGCATTACTTAGATCCACGCTCATTATAGATTGTCCGTGAATGCGTTAATAGTCGCCACCGCTGTAGTGGGACCACCTGTAGTAATATGCCGAATTCGATGCGCACGACCTACTAATTTGGCAAGCGCTAACCCAGGTCCTACATCAAAAGTCACAATACCTGTAGAAGGAGTCGTGTTTGGGGCAGAAATAGCTGCAGGTGCTGATAACTGAACCCAAGTTAGTCCATCAGCAGATAAACGTTCTAAAATAAACTGGACAGTAGGTGCTGCTCCACCGGTCAGTGCTGTAAGAATACAATCAATCGAAACAATATCTGCGTTACGAAAATCCATCTGGAAGTCTACTGCAGGTCCTGCCGCAGATACGTCAATCCCTAATTTGCTGTACGCTGCTTGGGTTTCTAATACCATCTTAATACCCTCTCAAGGCATAAGAAAAGGGGTCGGGCCGCATAGGACCCGGCCCCTTTTCCAAGGACTAGATTTTAGCCTTCGGTTAGATCCTGGATTTCACCGTGGGTATTACGACGGTGGGTGCCAAGCTCAACATACTGGTACATAGTTGCAGAGTAACCATCTGTGGTAGCACTACGCAGCCACATTCCGCCGTCACGATCCATGAAGGACCAGTCAGCATCCTGGTAAATCTTAAGTTCACCCTCATTAATGAACTTAAGAGCGTTAGGACCAGCAAGAGTGTCCACAACCATGGGAATATCACCCTGGTCAGTGGTGAATGCAAGACCACTGAAACCGCCAGCGAATTCCTGGGTGTTAGTCATACGCCGCTGCTGGCTTAACAGGTTGAAGTATGCACGCCGAACACCGAGGTTAGTAAAGAGTGCAGTAACTTTGCCACCACGAAGACGAATGGTGTCAACCATGTTAATCATAAGGCCCTCAGAGAGAGGACGGTTAGTACCGCCGTTAGCAT